TCCAGGGAGTAAAGCCGTACCCGCCGCAACCAGCAGAGGGCCCGTCAGCGTGTCGCCAGCCTTCAACACATTGGAAGAAGCTGCGCCTGTCAATGCTGCCGTAATGGTTCCAGCAGAGAAGTTATTACTGCCGTCACGAGCAACAATCGTTGAGCCTGTATTGGCGCTGGTCGCGGTAGTAGCGCTATTGCTTACTTTACCCGCAGTGGCAATAGTTGCAAGCTTTGTGTCAGCAATTGCAGCAGATGCGTTTATATCTCCATCTAGGATTGTGCCATCTAGCAACATCGTGCTAGTAACAGTACCAGTGTCGCCCGTAGTTATTACAGTTCCAGTAGTTGCAGGTAACGTAATTGTCGTTGTGCCAGCAACTGCAACCGGTTGAACAGTTACCGCGCCAGAAGTAGCACCAGGTAATGCAACGCTGCTAATGCCAGTTAAACCTTGATTAGCGCTAGAGCGATTTAATGCTAGAGACGTAGTGCCAACAAAAGTTGTTCCGTTAAACGTGCCAGTAATCGTGCCAGCAGTAAAGTTGCCGCTTGCATTCCTTGCAACAATAGCGTTAGGGGTGTTGACATCTGTGGCAGTAGTGGCTGAGTTTGCAACTTTACTTGCTGTTGTGATTTGCGCTAATTTAGTATCAACAATTGCAGCACTAGCATTGATATCAGCGTCAATAATAACGCCAGAACTAATAGCAGTAACGCCTGTATTGCCAATTGATATATCGCCAGTAACTGGCCTGACAGTTGCAACGCCTGCGCTGCTGCCTACAAGAATATTAGCATTTGCTAATGCAGCAAGTTTACTGTAACTAATAGCAGCATCAGATTTAATATCAGCATCTATAATTACGTCCGAACCAATAGCAGTAACGCCTGTATTGCTAATTGATATATCGCCAGTAACTGCTGTAACAGTAGCTACATTACCGCTGCTGCCAACAAGTATATTTGCACTTGTTAATGCAGCTAGTTTGCTATAAGCAATAGCAGCAGATGCGTTTATATCAGCATCAAGAATCGTGCCATCCAGCAACATTGCGCTAGTAACGCTTCCAGTGTCGCCTGTTGTTATTACCGTTCCAGTAGCATTTGGGAATGTAATGGTGCGATCAGCAGTAGGGTTTACAACTGTAATAGTAGTTTCATGTGCGTCTGCGCTGCTGCCTTCAAAAGTTAAACTGCCTCCTGCGCCAATTTCTAAGTTGCCTGTTATTGTGCCGCCAGTTATTGATAGCTTTTCATCATCTAATTCTTCAATTGCACTTTGAACATTAGTTGCTACAATATCTCCCGCAGGTATAAATTCAATAATTGCAGCACTATTAGCTGCTGCAACTGTTGTTGATACATCAACAAGCGTCCATGACGTTCCGACGGATATCAAGAAATCTGGGGGCTGTAATTGCACAGCAGGGGCTGGTGCCGTACCCTGACCTGGTGTTCCTACTACAACATAGTACTGCTTGTTTGTTTCAGATGAATTAGGTAATACACCACCTACGGCAAGACTTAATCCTAAACCGGCTGCCGATACAGAAGTCATACGATTTGTTGCTGCGTTATAGATACCTGCAAAAACTAATTCACCACTTGTTACCGTAACTGATAGCCATGCACTACCATTCCAAATATATAAATCACCATTTAATTCATCCCAAAACAATTGCCCTTGGAAATCAGCCGTAGGAAATTCTACTACTCCAGATGTGCTCCCACTACCACCAAATTTTATTGTAGACGAATTAGCTAATTTTTCACCAGTAATAGTGCTAGTGCCAATTAAGTTTGCCGGAAATGTACCACTTGTAATCTTTGATGTATCTATGCTTGGTATATCGCCAGCACTTAATGTTGCGCCAGTAGTAACATGCCCCCGGGCATCTACAGTTACTTTGGTGTAGGTGCCAGCCGTTACTGAGCTTGTATGATTTAATACGCCGCCAGTAACGGTAAGCCCCGTCCCTGGTTGCACTGCACCGTTAGTATTTGCGGTAGCTACTGGTAAATCAGTAGCAACTAATGCTCTGAATGTAGGTATAGCAGCACTGCCCGTAGTAGGGCCGCTAAGTATTGTCGCTGCGGCTTGAGTGTCAAGACTGCTTGTAATTGTCACAACACCTGTTAAGTCTACAGCCGCACTAAAAGTAAGCGGAGTAGTATCAGCAAATACAAAACTATTTACAATGCCAGCAGTTTGTTGCCATTCAGAACCATTCCAAACATAAGGTAATTTTGTAACTGTATTAAACCATTGCTGCCCAGTAAAAGCACCGTTTATGTTAGGGGATACTGCTGCAATAACTGTTGTAGCTGCATCAGCAATCTTGGCAGCAGTTACAGCATCATCATTAATCTTTTGCGTAGTAACTGCATTATTAATAATTTTTGCAGTTGTTACAGCATCAGTCCCAATGGTTGCAGCAAACGATCCGGTGCCTGTACCTGTTACATCACCAGTTAATGTTATAGTTTGATCGCCAGTATTAGTACCACTGCTAGCGCCTGAATGGGTGCCACTTACCGTGCCAGATTGTGTCGCTAACGTGCCAAGTCCTAGCGTGGTGCGTTGCGTTGCAGCATCTGCATCATCAAGCAGTGCGCGACCCGCAGCAGTAAGTGTAATTTCTTCTATGTCGCCAGCGCCTGCGGTAGCGCGACCCAATAGCTTATCTGTAGCCGTTACATTTTGGATTTTTGCATAAGTAACTGCATCGTCTATGATCTTTGCAGTTGTTACCGCATCAGCAGCTAATTTGGTAGCACTAACCGCACTAGTCGCTATTTTTGCTTCGGTTACTGCTAAAGCTTGAATTTTGGCAGTTATTACAGCATCAGTTGCAATTGCAGCAGCCGCTAAACCAGAAGCGTCTACCTTGGCTGTAGTAACAGCATTTGCAGCTAGCTTGTCAGTTATTACCGCAAGATCTTCAATGCCTGCGGTTGGTGCAATAACTTGTTGGTAAACGCTGCCATCATAAACTTTTAAGTATTTAGTAGTGCTGCTAACATGGCCGCGACCTTCAAAATTATTAACCGTAGGTTCTGTTGGGCCATAATTGACGCTTGAATCATTAGCTAACTTTGCCGCTGTTATAGCATCATCTGCAATGGCAACAGTGCCAAGCTTTGTTGCGCTGCTTTGGTTCAGTGTGGCTAAATCAATAGTGCTGTTATCCGCTAAAGCAGCAGCCCCTTGGAACAGGCTTTTAGCTGTTATTTTTTTGGTTTCGCTGGAGCTGCTATCGACAATGGGCAACAAGTCGTTTGCTGCTATGGAATTTTGCCCCAGTTCAGTCAGTTGCGATATGCGCTGGTCAGCCATAAGAAAATACCTGATGCCCTATTCTAGTCGGTAAGTTCAGTTAATAAGAAGTCTAGTGATTCTTCAATTTCAATACGATCGGTATCTTCTTTCAGTAGGTAGCCCGATGGTTCGCCAATCAATAAGCGGATTTCACCAGTTGTTACAAAGTCAAAAACGCATGAAATCACTTGGTCCGCCCTTACTTCGATGCCTGCCTTTACTATGGCTGCATTAAATTCGTAATAAATATCTTGAGTTTCAGGGTAGATATCATCTTCTGTTAATTGCAGAAAACACTTAAACTCACTGCCAACATCAGTCCGGTTTATTAGTTGCAGCATTAGTAATGAATTTTCTGTTTGACCGCTATTTTCTGTATTAAAAAAGCAATCAATCGTACCACCACCACTAATCAAACCAGCCGAATACATCCGTTTAAATTTATCCGACATTGTTGTGGTTTCTATTGTTTCGCGATCAGTATTGAATGTAAAGCCCGTTACATCACCTAACACACGCTCGATAGACCCGCTTATTTGCACTTCAATGTTTAATGCGTCACCAGTAAATGCCTCTAGTTGATACTCGTCCGCCCTAATGTTATTGATTGCAGAGCTAAATGTTTCAAATAAACGCAGGCCCCCTAGAGCGTTTATACTTATATAAGCTTTTATATTATTTTGGGTTGTGCCGTCAATCCATGTGGCAGCAGGTAAAAAATCTAGCCCTCGGCTATCTGTTGTTGTAATCGTAATTTGATCCCCGGTTACTATGTTTTCCAAGGACTCATCAAAACTAAAACGGTTTAATGTTACATTTATATCTGCTGGCGATATCTTGCCGCTAAATACTTCGGCAGATTTGCGTTCTAATTTTACTTTGCCATAATGGCCTAAAAAATAAGTCATGACTATGCGTCAGGAATTTCAAGGAACTGCCCATCAACTGTAAAGTTAATCGAAATACTAGTTAATTCACCAGTTGATACTTGCAATGATGCAGACGTGATAAAAGCCATAAATGAAATATCGTCTTTAATATCCACACCTGCGCCTGGTGTATTCCCAACTCTAAGCCCAAGCACCACGCGATCTGATGCTGTAACACCAGCAGAAGTAGTTTTCATTACTTTTGATAACAGCTCATCAAAACGACGACCAGCGGCACCACCTTCTTCCCTGTAATACAATACAGTTGCACTACCTGTTGAGCTAACTACGCCTGGGGTGTAAGTTTTTACAGCCGTATCAATAGTAGTAGTCTCCAATAGCTCCATCGATGTTTCAAGGCTCCAGTCACGAATCTTGAATACACGGTTTACATCATTGGCGCCAGTACCAAAATCCGGTTGTGTCGTATATGTAGCGGAATCTGGGATAAGGAACAACGCTCCTGTACGTCCTGAATAAAATGCCATTAGCTTAAATGCCGATGCTCCTAATCTAGCGCACCAGTCACAGTAAAAATACCATCGCTGAAATTTGCAATTTCTGATAACCCATCGCTAGTGCATGGGTAGTTTGTACCGCGTACCGTGATCTCGCCTTCCTCATCCATCTCCACCTCTGTCACTCGGAATACACGTCTAGTAGTGGTTTTCTGACCAAGCACAAATAGGTAGCCCTCCAAGTCAGCTAATGCAGGAGCAATAGAGAACAATTCATAATTTATTGATGGGGCAGGAAAAAGACTACTAGTAGTAGCAGTTCTTGAAATTACTCCTTTGCCGCTTTGGTATAGCAAAAATTCATAACTGCCATCAATCAACGAGTTATCCAATGGGATATTCAATGCACCGCCAGGGCCAATGATGCCTGTGCGAATACCATCCCAGCTATTCTGCCCAATATCAACATAGATAAATGCACCAGGGCTGACAGGATCCATGGTAGGAAATGTCTTAAATTCAATGCCCACCTTTATATGTCGCCGTATTTGACATAGGAATTTGCCATAGATTATTGCCTGCTCTCTGGTGCTAACAAACTGCGCAACATAAAAGGTTTCGCGTACTGCATCAACTTCTGATGTATTTGTTAGCTTTACTTCTATTGCGCGATTAGCTGAAAATGTGCCATTTACATCAGCACCACGATATACAATGGTTGCAATTAAATCTTGAACACTGGAGCCATAATCAAGATGTTCTTCTTTATAGCTGCCTTCCATTATGTTGCCTTGGTTAAATAATGCAGTTACATTTACAATGCGATTCATCGCGCCAGTATTTTCATCGTATGGTACGGCTGGGATTAATGTTTCCCTGCCGCCGATACGTGCAAATTCCAGCAAACTAAATGGTGCAACATCCACCCAG